CATTTTAAATTTTAAGAATCACTTTTTTCCCATATTCAACCTGGTTAAATCTAGATATGCAACGTATGAAGGACAAGCTGCCCTAAATAATAGCCATGCTGTTCATTTGTGCCTTTCGGCTTTTTGATTTTTGTGTTTTTTGATTTTTTGGTTTTTGGTTTTCTGGTTTTTTGGATTTTTTGTTTTTGTGTTTTTGTTTGCTTTTGGCTGATTCTTGTGCCTTGGCCTTTCCTATCCCTTCTTTTTCTGTTCCAGCAGCCTCTTCCTTATAATTTCATCTCTTCTATCATCTATAGCTTTCAGCTCTTTCACGTTTGTTAGTAGCTTTTTGATAACTGGCATCAATAGATATATTATAAATATTAAAGCAAGAAATGCTATTCCAACACCCAAAATCCAGTAGTAAAACTCACCTGTAATGAGTTTGAGAAGCCCTGTAAACCCCCCAATACCTTCATTGTACACCTTGCACAGCCAGGTGCTGCACCTCAAATCTTCCTCCCTTATATATGTGGGGCTGTCATTATTATCAATTTCGATTTTATCTTTATGCTGCACAACTTCTAGAGGGACTTTTTGAGACGTTCCACATATGCTTAGCTCAATCGAGTCAATTTTATTTTGGCATTTCATTTTTATATCATAATCACTCTTCCCAGACATTATCATTAACTGTGAATAAAATAAGTTACAGTCCTCTGATTTAATAGGGCATGAAACATCTCTGTCCATATGGATCTCTATATTGCAGGAAATGCCATCAATGCAATCAATGCACCCAACACATTTTGCTTTGTAATGTATTTCAACATTCTCTGCAAATTGTTTAAAGGTTATATCTCCAAGCATAATTTTCACCTCAAGGTTACCCAGATTTATATTGTTTTTCTTGAGCGTGATTGTTTCGTTTGTTTTTCTACCAATGATAACATCATATGGAGTTAATAGCTTACAAGATTTATACCAGTTATCAAAACACTTCCTAATTATAACATCTTTCCGTTGTGCTGCATGACATGTGTAATCGACTTGCGGGTTACCAGATCCAAATGTCCTTTTTTTAATCTTTTGAACAGAACCGCAAATGGGAGCAAAGCTACCCTTGTTATTAATCTGCCCGTAGAAAACTGAGCCATCTCTAATTAGCACTGGAGTCTTAAAGTGCTCCACTTCAACTGTAGAAAGCTGTGCAGAGATTGTCTCACCTATAGCAGGCTCTGTTCCATCAATGTCATGGCAAAATGTGTCAGTTGGTAGGCTAATGCATAGCTTAATCTTTATAGTTCCCTCGTTGGATTTTTGATAAACCCTTGCATCATTTGATATAACATCTTGACACCATCCAAAGAGACAACCTGTATTAATTGCCATACATCCCCACTCCTCACAGCCCCAATTACTAGTCCTTTCCTTAAAAAAGGAAATAGCCTCAGCTGGCTTGTTTGGTATAGTCTTTGGGCAGCTGCTAGTACATTGCTCATCATGGAAAGTCTTGAGACTTCTGGTTTGTCCTGTTATATACGAGAAATCATATAAAGAACTGATTTCGCTATTTAGTATATAAACAACTATATCAAATAGTATTTTGCCATCTGGTGTGTTTATATGGAAACCTCCGGAGCTACCAGTTATGGCAGCCATGCTGAATTTTACGAAAGATGAACTTATGCCTTCAGCAGTTTCAGATCCTTGCAGTGTAAGGTGCTTATACACTGGAACATGCTTAGGTAAGCCAGCAGTGGGTACATACTTGTCTACTTTGAGCCCTTGCATCAAATTAGTTTTAATGCTCTCGAGGTATTCATCCAAATTCTTGTGCAGGGAGACAGTGACATCTTTTTGTTGAAGTTGAAGATCTTTAGCCAATTTGCATCCACTGATCCTTGATTCGTGTATGAAAGCTCTAGCACTCTCACACTTTTGGTCAAAGCAATACATGCCATGGTCCTCATCTGGTTTTTGAACCATATGTTTTATATCAGCATGGATTATATCTTTGCCGCATTGCACAACACTGCGCCCCACTTCGTGACCGGCAGTTCTAACCTTGCACATGCCTTGGTTTTTGAATTCACATACCTTGATCATTGGTTTGTTGTGGATGTACACTAACTTTGATTTTTCCCTGGACAATTTTGAGCATGTAAATCTTTTGAATCTTCCGGTATCTACCTTGGTAAGTGGTGCCATTTCTACATCACATGTTTGGTCCTTATAGCATAAATTTCCTGAGACCTCATATAAACTTCCAACGTCTATTTTATTTGCCTTATTTTTACACACAAGCAAATTTAAATTGTCTTTTTCTGTGACACCAATGCAAGAAACAATATACCAGTCCGTAGATGATGGACAAATTCTTATTGATTCTGTGTGGACCATGTTCTGGACCTGGGACATTGGGACATGAACCTGGACTGAAACATTGTTGGGCCTTATCATCTTTTTGTAAGACATAGGGGCATCTGTTGTTTTGACTAGGTCTGTCTTGAATGACTTTGTTAAAACTTTTATGTACCCTACAGATGTTTTTGATCCAGATAAAAATCCTGATTTGAGCTTCTCAAGAATGAATTTTAGAAGATCTTCTTTCTTCAATTTAAATGCAAGGAAAACCATTTTCTGGTACCCACCAGGCACTAATCTATGTGCTCTGTCTGTTAGAGCTCTCAAGTCTTTTTGAAATTCATCTGGCTTGTCATCATATGCAGCTTGTATATTATTGTCTTCACAAGTGAGCCCTTTCATGCATTCACACTGTTTTTTGTATGCTGTTTTCTGGGTCTCCTGGCATGGATATATTGTACGAACATTCAAATTTATCTCAAGCTCTGCTAGGTAAGCAGTTCTTTGAACTTCAGTTGGACAGTCCACAATTGCTGACAGTATCTCAAAAGTGTAGAACCAGCCTGTTGTGTTAGCTTCAGACTGCATTTGGACTAGTTGCCCTCTCTCTAATTTGACTAGGTCATCTATATGCTTCTTTGCTTCATCAGAATCAGTTACAGCTTTTATAGCATCAATCATGTTGGGTGCATCGCCACAGTCTATGCTTACTGATATTGCTAAGCATTTCTGTGCAAGATCTACAATATCCTTATCTTGGGCTGTGATGCACTCACAAACATATTTCTTTTCTTTGCCCAGGGATGAACAGTCTTCAGCTGCAGCACCTATAGAGACAGTTGTTATAGCTACTAGCATCACAATTACAGAAATAAAATCTATAGCTCTAGACTGTTTTCTGAATGATTTTAAGAAGCACCTGTTATTTGGAGTGTGAACTATTGTTTTTAAGTTCTCTAGCATAATCATTTGCTCTTCCCCTTTTTCCACATATCCACATATACACTGCCTAGTGCATAATCCTAAGTTCATGTGGTACATTTTACAAGCTCTACACCTTCTTGTGTTCATCACTGTTCTCCTCTCTAAAATGTATTTCAATGTCACTAAGAAGACTGACAAAACCAAAATGATTATTGCTGCGAACTGGAAATATAGTTGGACTGTGGTTACCTTTTCTACTATCTCATACAAATTTACAATGCTATCTCCTATATTTTCTGCATCGAGGACTCTTCCATCATTTATAGGGATTTGAACTGCAACTGCTGGGGTCAAAAAGAAGAATAAGAATATTGCCATAAATAATGCAAGACCAAAATTTGATATTTTACTTCTACATGCTTTCCTGGCTGCTATCCCTGTTTTGTAGCCTTTGCATCCAATTGCTGAATCTCTATGCCTTTTTAGTTTTTCTGTACTCTCAAAAACCATGCCGCATATACACTCAACTCCACATGATTTTAGCGGGTGTATAGCAAGCCCACAAGACTTACATCGCTTAAATACTTTCATATAGATTTTGGAGTAAGCATACACTATTGGGAAATATATAGGCATAAGGAAGTAACACAATATGGTCTTGGCTAGGAGCCACAGTAGAGAAAATGTTACAAATAAGAATACAAAGAATAAGAAAAATTCTATATTAGAGCAAAAGCCATTAACTATTATACTTGGAACCCATGAATTTTTGAAGAACCTATTGCATTCCATATGCTGTTTAAAGCATGCATGGAATTTGACACTGTCCATCCCGCAGGTGACTATTAAATTCTCACACGTATGTGATAAATCTATATGTATTTTGGACATTAGCCAGTTTCTTTGGTTTATGGTACCGAGAACCTCATAATAATTTAATCCAGAGCTTGTTAATTCAATTCTAGCATACTCTTTGTCAATCTTTATGTCACAATGCTTTGTACAAGCATAATGACCAAAATGAAAATTCAATTCCTGATCATATTCCAACAACTGCAATGGCCCTTCTTCGACCGCTTTGGGATTACATGCGTGCCAATTTTTGACGGTATCTTTCCTATATATGTGCATTTCATACAAGGGCCCATTTGAATCATTCTTTGTCTTGACATAAGTTTGCTTTATCAGGCTAACATCGTCACGAATGCACTGCCTATGACCAAGCCTAACATTTTCTTTCTTTATAGATAGCCTCCCGCCTTGGAAGCAATAATTTGAGTCACTTTTTAGAACGCTCCCTAGCACAGTAACACTGAATAAAGCAACAAAGGTTGCAAAACCCTTCATTTTATAATTGCTTTAGATTCTTTATTTTAAA